TTAGGAGTTCAATTGCGCGTATTCCTTCACCGCGGCTGCCCGACGCTCGGCGATGTAGTTCGCCAGATCCTGAATGTGGACGCCCTTTGCAGCCTTCTGTGACCTTTCCATTCGAACGAGCGGGATAGCAATGTCGCCGGCGCTCACCTTGCGAACAAACTGGGGCACGGTGAGATGCGAGAAGTAGTCACGACAGACGAGCTCGACCGGAACGATGGCAGTCGCTCCGTACTGCGCCATCAGCAGGAAAACAGTGTTCATAGGTGTTTTTTGATTAATTGGGGTTGCATCACTTTGGCCATGCATGTCAACTTTGTGCGACTGCGACCGTTAACCCTATGGACAGAGCGTTGTGACCTCGGTACGCTCACAACAAAGCCTATTGACGGCTAGGAGGTTCCATGTTCCCGCACCTGTACGACGAGAGGAAGGCAGTAGATGCCGCGATGTATCTGCTCGTCCGCGCTCGTGCCCCAATGAATGTGGTGAAGTTGAATCGTCTTCTGTATCTCGCAGAGCGTGAGTCGTTTGCTCAACACGCAGAGCCGCTGACTGGCGACCAGCTGCAAGTTTTCGAAACATCTCCTGTTCTATTCGCGACATATCAGCGTCTAGCTGGTGACGTTGCTGGCTGGGAAGATCGTATCTCATACCTTGCGAATCACGAGGTCGAGGTTCGTAGGCCGATAATGTCTGAGACTCCCGAAGAGTATTTTGATCATTCGACGAGACTTAGCAGCGCCGACATCTCGATACTCGATTCCATATGGGAAAAGTTCGGTGAGCGCAATCATTACGCGTTGACTGACTACCTCCATATGTCCTGTCATGAATGGACTGACAAGCAGGGCAATCCGACCGAGGTATCACATAAGCGCCTGCTTAGAGAGCTGAAGTATTCAGATTCCGCAATCGCGGAAATTATGTTTCGCCTTGGCGAGATCGCGCAAATAAACGCGGTGCTCACAACCGCGTGAGTACACCGAACGGCTGGGCAATCCATGCCGGCGCAGCATTCTTGGCTCCGAGCGGCCCCGGGAATCACAGCCATCTTTTTGTGATTTTGAACGATCCGATGCCCTTTCCGAACATGGGCAGCCAAGACTGTGTATGTGTCGTGAATTTCTCAACGCCGCCCGCCGGAATTCCATACGACACGACGTGCGTATTCCACGCTGGATCGCACCCATTCATCCAACACGACAGTTACATCTATTACGCCCGGGCTCAAGAGATTTTTGTCAGAGACCTTCAAGCTAATATCAACAACAGATTGTATGTCGGATATTTGCCGGACTTCACGGCACAACAACTTCAATTGATCAAGGCAGGTCTACAGCAGTCGTCTAAGACGCCAAAAAGCATCCTCAGCTTACCGATCTGACGGTAGTCATCCGCGCGTCATTCAAGAAATTCGCACGCGAGGGTTTACCGCAATTTATGAGATAAGTAGCTATGCGACGATTGGTATCCCCACTCATGGGGAAGGGGACCAAAATGGCTTATTACAAAGACGGCAACTATCTCTCTCAGGAGTTCGGGGCAGAGTTCGATTTGTTACACTCTCCGGGAGATTCGACGCCTTATTCCGGGATCTACCGATGTGAGGTATGCGGCGGCAGCGCAGTTTCCACCGTCGGAAATACGCTACCTCCTCAGGCGCATCACCCGCATCCTGCGAACTCGGGCCCGATCAAGTGGCGCCTCGTTGTAAAGGCTCACTGGAAGTAATGAAACCTATGCCTGTTTGTTCTCGGCAGCCATTCGCATTGTGCTGCGAGCGGGATTCACGGCATCGGACCGACGCGCGGCGAGATCTCGAATAGCTATTCAGCTGCATGGCGATCCGATGCCAGCTCGTTCTGAACTGCTCGGCATCGCCATTCAAGGATGAGGGATCCCATTCCGACCGCGGAATGCAAAAAGCCCGCTTGCTTTCGCAGAGCGGGCTTCAATGTTGGTTGCGGGGATAGGATTTGAACCTATGACCTTCGGGTTATGAGCCCGACGAGCTGCCAGACTGCTCCACCCCGCGGCGCGGAGTGTAATCGCAATTCGGCGCTGCGTCAAAACGCGTCAGCGCAGATCATTCTGTGATTGAGCCTCAAGCCACCGCCGGATCGCGCAAGCGCATGAGCAGCGATTCGACCGCTGGTGTGAGCGGGTCGGTCGTGCCTTCGCGGTCATCGTATAGGGTGCCGAGCACGAGTAGGACGGCCGAGCGTACTGCTCCGGGGACTGTGCTTGCAGTGTCGCCGTCTTCGAGCGCCCAAGTCTCGGGGATTGCCTTGAGTTTCAGGTAGTCCACGACGATGTCGCTGGCCGCGTCGATCAGATCCTTGATCGCGTCGTCATCGTCGCCAGCCTCTACGCGCAGATGCGAAAGTGCGCGATTGAATGAGACGAGTTGTTTAATTGCCATGCGTCGGTTCCGTTGATTCAGGCATGCTGGCCGTCATGGGACTGCTCGGCGCCGGACTCTTGTCGCGCTCGGCGAGCGCACGCAGCGAGTAATTCTGCTGTTGGAGGTAGGGCGTATCGCCGCCCGGAACCGGCGCCATGTTCTCGGCAGCGCGCGCCTCGTTCGGGGCCATCCAGCCACCGCCTACGGCTTTTGAGTGCGCGTCATATCGTGCGGCCGGATCCATGCGCAACAGCCCGCGCACATCAACGTCAAACCCCTGACCGTCCGGGACTTCGAAACCGTCATCGAGACAGAGCTCGAGCTCTTCGATTGGGGCTTGCAGGCAATCGGTGTAGTACGACTGTTCGAGCGCGCCGATGTTGGCCGCCGTCTTGGAGCCGGTCGGGTCGGCACCGATCTTGTAGAGCGGGACGTGATAGCAGCGTGCGACGTCCTCAACGGCCCAACGCAGTTGTTCAACGAGCTGAGCATCCGTCGCGGTCATCATGACGGTTTCGTACTTCAACCCGTCACCCACCACAGCCAAACGGCCGGCGTTTTCGCCGCCGTAGTTCGTTTCCCAATGGGTCTTCAGCCGGTTCGCGGTTTCGTCGCTGATCTTGCCGGGCGCGGACAGGATGCCGCCAGGCCGCGACATATTCCCGAAGAACTTCCGGCTGTTCTGCTGGATACGGTTTCCCATCGTGCCGGCCGCGGCTGCCGCAACGATCGGCGATACACCAATGAGCGGATGCCACGGGCAGATACCGCGATCGTGGACGATCTCGGACGCCGGAATCGTGACTTTCTCTGGCAGGCCGCGCAGCGGGTCGGCGGCCACCTGATAGAACACCGCACCGCTGGGCGCGACGAGCGGAACAACGCGTGTCGGGTCGAGCACGTACATTGCGACCACATTGCGCAGCATGTCGCGAACAAGCAGGACATAGGTGTTGCCGGCGAGCAGCTTCGACACCTGCCATGCCTTCACGAACTGAATTCGATTCTGGTACGGATTCGGCCGGCGCAGCGGCCCCGTGAAGCGAGGCGCACTGGCGTCCTGCCAGATATTGCCGATCTGCTTCACGTACCGGATGCCGAGTTTCGAAATGTCCGAGGCGATGCGATCCACGCACGCGTACACGGCCGAGAACGCGAGCAGGTCGTGGCGGCCATCAACGCCCATACTGGCCTGCCACGCGCCCGCGAACGGTTCGCGCACGACGCCGGCAATCGAGCTGCCACCGCCAACCGGAAGTGGCGGGGCGGCTTTCCGCATCCACGAGAAGAGCCGCATCAGCCCTCCGGCCGCATGTCGCGGCGCTTGTACGTGGAACGCTTCGATGCGGGCTCGCGGATCTTCCGGAGGAGGATCAGCAGTCGGACATGATTCGGGTCACTGATCTCGATTCGCTCGCCGACGTGCCGCGTGCGCCCCGCATAGGGGAAGGCCACGGCTACCTCATAGGTTTGCATGACGTTCTCCGCTTACGCGCCGTCGGTCGCCGCGTCGCCGTAGGCCGCGCCGGAAATGTACTGGACGCCTTCGACGCGGCGACGCTTCCAGTTGATGAAGCGCTCGGCCTTCATGGCGATGAAGCCGCTTTGCCACAGCGACACAAGCTCCGTAGCACCTGCGACGGGCGCGCTGTCCATCTGCAGCGATGCTTCGCGGCTAACGTCGAGCGTCACACCGCCGTCGTCAGCGACCAGGATTTCGCTTGCCTTCGCGAGCACGATGTTGTCGCCGACCGTCTGCGAGAGGATCGCGGGCAGGCCGAAGAACGTGCCGCCGGCCATGGTCAGGCCCGGGAATTCCGGCTGGCCCATGACGTTCAGCATCAGCGAGAGCGAGAGGGCCGTCGTTTCCGACATGATCCAGACCGCGCCGGCGACCGACAGATTGGCCTTGATGAACGCCTGGAAGACTTTCTTCACGTCAGCGCGCACGGCTTCCGCATCCTTGCCGGATGCCGGAATCGCCTTGACGCCGTTCGTGATCGACGCGGGCGACAGGCCATTCGCGCCGGCTTCAACAGACGGGTCGATGAATTGCCCGTCGAGGAATTGGCTGATTGTCGAAATGAGATCCTGTTGGATGACCCCTTCGGCGCTCGGCGTCGAGAAGCGCGCAAGCTCTTCCGTGATCGCGACGATGCCTGCCACCTTCGAGAAGCCTAGCGTCGTCGTATTGAACGCCAGTGCCGACACGGGCGCGGGCTTGCCTTCGCCAACCCAACCGACCGACGAACCCGTCGCCTGGCCAGGGATGCGGACATTGAACGGCACACGACGAAGACCTTCGATGCGACCGACGATCGTAGCCGGGCGCAGCAGCTCGATGAACTCGGCCGCCATGTCCTGATACTGGACGAGCGGCCCGGCCCACGCCGGATCAGTCGTGGTGCCTGCTGCGACCGCCGCCTTGAGCACGATTTCGACTTCGGGCGTTGAATCCTTCCATTGCTTCGCAATCTCTGCCGCTTGCATGAGGTTGCCCTTCGAGCGCGCGAGTGCGATCGCGTAGCGCGTGAACGCAGTGCCCTTGGTGACGTTCGGCTTCACGATGACCGGCGAGTGTGCCGCCGGGCCGCCAGCGACCGGGACAGCCGACTTGGCTTCGATCGATTGCTGTTCCTTGAGGCGCGTTTCGTGGGCGGCGAGCGACTTCAGCTCGGCGTCGAGCTGGTCGTATTCCGTCGACTCGGCTTCGTTCAGCGTGCGGCCGCCGTCTGCGTCCGCGCCGTCCATCAGCGCCTTTTTGCGTGCGATGTGTTCCGCTCGCTTTTTCGCGAGAGCCTTGAGTCGTTCAGCAATGGTCATGTCAGATTCCTTGATGGTGGGAGCACTCAAACGCACGACGGGCGCTCCCGCACGGGATTTGTCATGCGCCTTGATCGATTGAACTGCCGCATCAGCGTTTGCCGGGATCGTCACGGCGCTGAGTTCGAACAGCTCACAGGATTTGATGAGAAAGCCGCCCGTCGCCTTGTCGTACACGGCGTCAAGAGGGCGGAATCCGATGGACAGGCCCGGTACTAGGCCGGCCTTGATGAGGTTGTATGCCTCGTCGATGTACGCAGCGGTGCCTGGCGGGGCGATCGTTGCTTCAATCTCTGCACCGGCTGCCGTGATCGTCATTTTGTTGACGGTGCCGATGGGCTTGCTCGGGTCGTGCTGCCACAGCAGCGGGAAAGGCGTCTTGAACTGGATGCCTTCGGGAACGACGGTATCGCCTACGCGATCTGGCGTCGGCGTCGAGGCGATGCCCTTGAGCACCCGCGAACCGTCGTCGAGGTTCTTCACCTCGAACCGCGAGAACGCTTTATTCGAAGCCTTCGCGGTTTGCTTGGTGATAAATTTCGAAATTTGTCGATTCATTGGCGTTTTATTGCGTGAGTGTCGTCATTATCACGCATAAAGTGCCAATGTCAAGGCTAAATGAAGAACATTTGAGGTTCGATTTCGGATTCCGTCGCATTTTGTTGCGTGGCGCCGACCGCCATCGCCAAAGCCACCATGCCGTCGATGCGGCCCGTTGACTTCTGTTTCGTGAATTTGCGGTTGCCCGCCGGATCGGAAACGGCGACCGTGTTCACGGCACACATTTGCAAGACGGGGTGCCCGCCGTGTCGGAGCTTGCGCGCGAGCAGCCGCGCTTCTAGCTCGCGGATAGCTGGCGACATGGAAACGAAGCCCTGGCCGAATTCGACGAACCGGCTCAACTCTTCATCCGTGAAGCCGACCCGCTCAAGCCACGGTTTCAGGAATCGCATGTTGTACCGGTCGAACGCGAGCGCGCGCACGTTGCAGCGGTCGAACACGCCGCGCAAGTATTCGGCGACGAATTCGTATTCGATGGCGCTGCCGGGCGTCGTCTGAAGCAGGCCACCACGCGCCCACACGTCGTAAGGCACGCGATCGGCGCGCGCCTTCGCTTCCAGACCGTCCGCCGGTAGCCAGAATGTCGGATGAACGTCGCCGGCCTCCGACAGCAGAACGAGCGCCGTCAAGTCACTCACGCTCGATAAATCGAGGCCGCCATAAACGTCCTCGCCGTCCAGCTCGGCAGGTTCGCCGCCGTTCTCCATCCAGATTGCGCGCGCGACAAACGGATTGCGAGCTTCGACGCGCTGATTCAAAACCAAGTTGCGATAGGCCGATTCGCGGCTCGGCAGGCGCTTCGCATCGGACGCCATGCGGCGCACTTCCTCGCGATTCATGAACGCGTCGAAATGCGGGTTCGCCAGCCGGATCGCCTCATCGCCGAATGGATCCATGTCGAGCGGCGCGGTATAGAGCGCCACCTTCAGACGCGGATCGGCACCGCTGAGCGCGTCGTCGATGAGCAAGCTGAGCAGGTCACCATCGGTAGGGGCCTGCGTGCTGATGACGATCGATAGCGGGCTTTCCTGCGCTGCGCTCGCCGTTTCCAGTGCTTCGTACAGTTGGGAGCGTGGGCCTTTGACCTGGCCGAGCTCGTCATGGATCGTGAGTGCGGGGCTCAGGCCGAATTTGGTCGCTGCGTCGGCCGACAGCGCCTTGTAGATCGTGCCGAGGTCGTGACACAGCAGCTCCTTCGCCGTGTCGCGGATGGTGACGTACTGCGACAGATCCTCGGACATGCGGACAACCTTCGCCGCGAGTTCGAACAGCACGGCCGCCTGGTCGCGGGATTGCGCTGCGCTGTATAGCTGGCTGTTCGGCCGCGCCTCCGGGCCGACGAGGTGAAGCAACACGAGGAACGCTGAGAGGGCCGTTTTGGCGTTCTTGCGCGCCATTGAGAGGATGAACGTGCGCGTCGGCGTGTCGTAAATCTGCTTGATCCAGCCGCGTTGCTCTTTCGTGAGCTTGACGGGCTGCCCGACGAGCCGGCCTTCAGGGATGCGGCAGTGTTCTTCGATCCATCGGATGTTGCGCTCGCCGCGGGAGACGCGCTTTACGCGGGGAGTTCCCATGGCTTCCTTGCCTTTTTCTGATTCGACAGCGAACGGCCTACCGTCGTCGGATGCTCGACGGCCTGCCGCGTGATGCGCAGTCGCGTAGCGAGCGACGAGGCCGCGCGACTCTCGCGCTCAGACATGGCGAGCAGCCGGTCGTAGCGTTTCAGGCCATCGTCGTCTGCGAGCCATGCGCGTTCGAAATTCAAAACCTCTTCGGCCAGTACGCGAGCGTTCGTGATGTGACGACAGTACATTTCGAGCAGCGGCGCATGGGTCGCCGTGAACGCGCTCGCCGGTTGATCGTTGACGACCTCCATCCAGACCGTGCGCTCGCCGTCACTCAGGTGGAGTGGCGGCGCAAGGCGCTGTTCGGCCGCGATCGGCGCGGCTGGCGCCGTTACGATCGATGCGGCGGATTTCCGCCCGCGTTGAGACATGTTTTACCTTTTTTGTCCACGTTTATGAAAGCGAAGGGGGCAGCCGGTTTCCGGGTTTTTGAAGCGCAGAAAATCGACCGCCCCCCGGCTGCTGTCGCAAGTCACGACCAACTGCCATCGAGCGGCAGGCCGTCAGGCCCGAATGCCTTGCGCCGCTCCCGATGGCCGAACTGCTGTCGCGTCACCTGGTCGTGATGATCGGCACACAGCCCGCGGAGGTTGTCGTCGGCGTCGGTGCCGCCATGCTCGAGCGGCTTGATGTGGTCCACGACAACCGACTCGCGCACAACGTCCTGATCAGCACACAACACGCAGATCGGATCGCGTCGAAGGATGCGGGCGCGGACCTTCATCCACTTGCTGCCGCGCGTGCGCGGTTGGACACGTGCGCTCATCGCATCGACCTCGGCGGAGGCAGCGGCAGGAATCGTCGTGACGGTTGTGTGCGCATCGTGCCCGCACCGACCCAGCGGTACAGGATTCGCTCCAACTCGCCGCGCGCGGCCAGCGCGTGCGCAACAGTCGCATCAATTTGCTCGATGGCGCAGTGCTCGGACTTAGGCGCAGTAGCAGCCAGAGGCATGTCTCTGGGTTGCATTTAATTGCTCGAATTATGGATTTCAGGCAATTATCTGCCACATCGCGGACGTTTACAACAGGCGAGGCGGAGAGGAGGGGGATCGTTACCGTAACGTTTCAGCGACGCGTGGCGGCATTTACCGGGGGGATAAGTGAGCCTTACCGGGGGAGAGGGGTGAGATTTGGAGGGTGTCGAATATTGCACCCTGGAGCAGCCCCCTGAATCTCCGGACACGGTCTCCCGCTTAAACTAACGGGTAGGCATAAGACTGTGTTTTTGACTAACACCAGGCAGGAAGTGATGGAAGTGTTGACGGGCCCGGAGCGTCGCCGGCGCTGGACGGCGGAGCAGAAGCTGGCCATGGTGCGGGAGAGCTTGGAGCCGGGGAAGTCGGTTTCGATGGTCGCGCGCCAGCATGGCGTGAACCCGAATCAGTTGTTCCACTGGCGCAAGCTGTACCAAGACGGGAGCCTGTCGGCGGTCAAGGCTGGCGAGGAAGTGGTTCCGGCATCGGAGCTGGCCGATGCGCTCAAGCAGATTCGCGAGCTGCAGCGGATGCTCGGCAAGAAAACCATGGAGAACGAGATTCTCCGCGAAGCAGTCGAGTATGGCCGAGCAAAAAAATGGATAGCGCACTCGCCCTCGCTGCCGGAGGACGACCAGTGAAACTGGTTTGTGAAGTTCTCGGCGTGTCGCGCTCGAACGTATCGGCACGACTGTCGCGTCCGACGACGTGGCGCGATGGCCGTCAATCGCGGCAGACCGACGATGCGAGCGTGGTCGAAGAAATCCGCCGAGTCGTCGGCGAATTGCCCAGCTATGGCTATCGCCGAGTCTGGGGCACGTTGCGCAATGAACGTGTTGCTGCCGGACAGGTGCCGTTCAATGCGAAGCGCATCTATCGCGTCATGCGCACGCATGGTCTGCTGATGCAACGTCGTCCGACTCCGCCTCGGCCGCAACGTCGGCACGATGGCAAGGTGGCCGTGGCGCGCAGCAACCAGCGTTGGTGTTCGGACGGCTTCGAGTTCCGCTGCGACAACGGTGAACCGCTGCGGGTGACGTTCGCGCTGGACTGCTGCGACCGGGAGGCCATGAGCTGGGCTGCTACGACGGCGGGCCACAGCGGCGACATTGTGCGCGACGTGATGCTGGCGGCAGTGGAAAATCGGTTTGGCGACGAACTGCATACACCGTCCGAAATCGAGTGGCTGAGCGACAATGGTTCAGGCTATACAGCCGACGACACACGCCGGTTTGCGATGGACATTGGCCTGAAGCCATTGACCACGCCGGTGTGCAGCCCGCAAAGTAACGGCATGGCCGAGAGCTTCGTGAAGACCATGAAACGCGATTACGTCGCCTTTATGCCGAAGCCGGACGCGGCGACTGCTGCACACAACTTGGCCATCGCATTCGAGCATTACAACGAGAAGCATCCCCATAGCGCGCTGAAATACCGCTCGCCCCGCGAGTTCCGGCGCTCGATGGATTCAGCAACTTTAGTGTGACGCCGTGTCCGGGATTACAGGGTCAACTCCACACCCTTTCCCTTGCGCTGGATTGCACCCTTTCGCGCACGGCCTTGCGGGCAAAGGGTTTGTGGGAGATTGACGCGTATTTGTGCCGGTCAAACAGACCCAATTTCCGCCGGAACAGTCCCAATTTCGCCCGAAAGGGTGCCGTTTTTGCACCCTTTGCGCCCCGATTTTGTACCCCCTGTGGATAACTCAGAGGCGGGATCAATCACCGCGCGGAAGCCAGCCGTTCTTGTTACGAGGAGGTACCGGAAGTCCCATTTCCTTGAGCACGGCGAGCAGCTTCGGTTGGACTGATGGACCCCATCCGTCGAAATTCGCGTTCCAACACGTGTTGCAAACTGGCGCATTGCCGTAGAGTTTCGCGACCCTGCCATCGTAACGATGTGGGCCGAACTGGAACTGTCGTCCGCATGAAATGCAGGGATACATGATTCGCGTAGCATCCATCGCACGCTCCGGAAAAACTCGTAGGTATGGCAATACTATAAAGCAGTACATTTTCTGTACAGGGGATTGCGAGGCCGAAAAATGATAAAAAAACGCCCGAAACCCCTTATGAAACGGGCGTTCCGGGCGTTTTCGCTCCCTGTTCGTTTTCTGTACTGGAAAGGGGTCTCCCTGTTCAGTTTCTGTACTGGAAATTCTGCGGTTCGGGTACGGTTTCTGTATTGGACGGGTACGGTTTCTGTACAGGGGATTTTTTCCTGCTCTGTTGCTTCTGCCTTCCCTCCGTTCGAAGTCTTTCCAATCCTTCGGTGAGCGCTCGCTCGGCTTCACGTACCGACTCAAAAGCCCGGTAGTCGTGAGTAGCCTTTATCGCCTGTACGCCGGTTTTCGGCTGCTCGTACACTTCCACGTCCGTGAAGCGGTAGAGCGACGGCACGCGGCTACCTTGCCGCAAGCCGCCTTCGATCGTCACGGCAATGAAACCGAGCGCACGCAGCTCGTACAGCGCCTTGGCGAGCGTCGTCGGGGCGGTCCATCCCTTATGCTTCATCAGCGACAGGGAAGCCCCGATGCTGCCGTTGTTCGAGCCGTTGAGCGTCATTCGCATATCTACGTACAACTTCACTGCAGACGGGCCGAGAACGCGCCACGCTGGGGTATTGAGCAGCGAGTGATAGATTCGAACGTGCGGCCCGAGCGGATCGGACCACGCTTTCTTTGCCATCAGCCCTCCCGTGCGGCCAGCGTCAGACCTTGAATGATCTGCGCGAGCAGCTTGAGGCGGATGCTGATTCCCTGCCGCGTCGGCACGAATTCGCCCGACCGGTCGACAACCATCAGGCGCACGTCGACGTACCGCCGGCCCTTGTACCAGCGATGCGAGATTCGAATCCGCTGCGTGGCGCTCTTCTGAACCTCCAACACGGTCTGATCGTGGTCGTAAATGCTCATGCGCCTCCCATACCTAGTGAGGACTGCTTAGCGCTATGCTGCTGGCCAATCTGATTCATTTCGACTGCGTACTGAGCCGCCGTAGCCGCGCCGAGGTCGGCAAGCAGCCATTCGTAGGTACAGTCATCCTCCAAGCGCTCTTTGATCACATGGAACAGGGCTTCGAGACGAGCGAATTTGTCTCGCGCCTCCAGCACAGCCCGTTCGAGGCGGGGCATTTTCTGGTCAGGCATGGCTGGCCTCCCGTTCGTTGACGTGGCCGAGTAGTTCGTCTCCGCGTAGCGGCTCAAGATACGAGTCGTGGGCGAGCATGCGATTGCCGATGCGGAGCCGCTTGCGGTTCTTCGTTAGCGTCATGCCGGGAGCGCCGAGTAGCGTTACATTCCATTCGGACTCGCCGATCGAATGAAGTGTGCCGACCAAGACGATGCGGCCGACAAGAGCCGGATTCCATGCGCGGATAACGCGGGCCAAGTCGCCCGGACGGCATCGGAGGTTAGCCATGAAGCACCTCCTTGCGGGATGCTTCGAATGCTCCCCGTCCTGTACTCGCAATGTCGCCGTATTCAAGCGCGATAAGAGAGGCTTCTTTGGCAACGGTCGTGATATGGGCGACTCCATTCGCGATTGCCAGATGCTCGATCACTTTGAGCAAGTCCCTGATTCGCTGGAATCCTTCGATTGCGATATTGGACTCATCGATGCTTTCGCGAAGCGCATCGTCAAGGCTCTTGATTGTGTCAACCATGACGCACCTCCGCAGCGGCCAGCTTGTCGCCGAGGATGACTCGGGCCAGTGCTGCGAAGTGGTCGGCGTCCTCGGCGTTGATCACCAGATCGCCATAGTTCGTTTGGATGACGAACCCGCGCTCCATGTCGGGTACTTGCTTCGCCAGCGCGTAGCGAAGGGCTTCAATCATGTTGGCGTCACGCATGGCTCGCTTCCTCCTGACGGCAGAGTTCGGCGAGCTGCGCCATCACGGCGCCGCAAATGTCGAGCGCATCGTAGACGGTGGGCGCGAGTGCGGCTTCGCGCAGTGCGCGATTGATGATTTCGGAATACGACGGGGGAAGTTGCGATTGCTCAGGACGAGCAGGGGCGTTAGCACGCATAGCGGCCTCCTGTAGTGAGGAAACCCGCCTTCCATCGCCAAATGGGGTGGGCGGGCACGTGACAGGGTTGGCGAACCGGCCTACAGGAAACCGGCAGACGCAAGCGTCTCCCCGCCACGGCCCACCCATTGATCGTAGGTGCGCGCAGAGGCGTGCGGACGTAAAAAAACCGCGCTTTGGCGGTCGTCCGCCTGTAGATCTCAGGTCGCCAAACCCGGCGGCTGTTGTCTCAGCCACACGAAAAGTATACGCGCGCCGGTTTACGGGCTGCAAGGTTTTTTTGAAGGGACGCATCATGCAGTCCTCCCTTCGCCCAGGATCGCGGCGATTTCGTCGGCGACCTCTGCCGGGTTGCGGTATCCCGTCAGGCGGTAGCGGAGCACGCGGGCCGTTTTGCCGAACCGGGTCGGAACAGTTTCCCATTCGCCAGTTATGAGCCAGCCCTCCGCGCGCAGAATCGAGATAGTCGTGTTCAGGCAGTGGTCGCCCAGGCGCTCAGCGTCGAAGCGATTCAACGAGATCCCGCGACGCAATTCGAACAACACGCGATCGATTTTGCCGAGCGGCTTTTTCGAAAACATCGTGTTAACATTGGCGTTCGAATTGAGATTCTCTTTGTCCGGGCTGGCCTGTTGGTCGGCCTTTTTTTTCGTCGTCATGTTATGCGGCCTCCGGCATCAGATTCGTGCGGAGTTCGCCGACGTTCCAGCGGGACGAATGGCCGAATTTCTTTGCAGCGGGGATGAGGCCGGAGGCAACGCGACGCCAGACGGTCGGCACTGAGCAGCCATAGAGACCGGCGACAGTCCGCACATCAACGTGTGCGGAATTGGGAAGGGAATCGAACGAAACGAGCGCTTTCGAGAGTGGCGCGCTGGCGAGTTGAGACATCAGTATCGCTCCTAGTATGGCGCGACACTGCCCGGCGAGTATCGCGCCGTCGTGATTCAGAATGCGACGGGCGATACGGATTTAATAGCAGGGAAACACGTGAAACTAGCCGAGTGCCGTGTTGACGTAGGCGGGCGGCAGGCTGACGCAGTACAAGTGGTCGGCAAGAGCAGGCGAGGGCGAGGCAGCCGCATTCAGGTGCTTGCACTCGTATTCGAGTAGCATGCGCTCGAATGTTTTGCGCTCGACTATTTTGGAGATGGCTCCTTGTCCGCGCTAAGGAGCCATCCGTAGATTGTTTGCTGTGCGCGGTATGGGCTCAGAGTTACACCAAGTGCAGCGGCCTGTTCCAATACCGAGTCTCTCAGTTCGTGGGATGCTTGATGCGGCGATTTCCACGTTCTCGCTTGATAGCGTGCCTTCGCCCATTTCTGCAGCTTCTTATACGGCTCGTTGCGAACCGCCCCGCCTTTGGATGAGTTGGTGCGCTGAATCCACGCTATCCCTTGATCTTGACCATCAAAAAATCCCGCCGCATGGGTGGCAGAACACGCCCTTGCCATAGCGTTGACCGCATCTACAGATCTGTTGTGGAGGAGATGCCCGATAGCTCTATCCACATATACAAGCGCGAGTGCGCCGAGCACATAAACTTGGTTTTCCGGCAACCCCTTGGGGTAGTCGCGCAACAAATCCTCTTCTGTTGCCGATTCCATATGCTCAATGAGCATATCCACAGGATCGATGGCGTAGTCATCGGAAATTGGCTCGCCGCTCGATTCCATAGCGGCCCGATATTTCAATTCGGCTTTGGCGAGTTCCCCAAGCGCATACTCGGCCCCGGCCTCAAGCTGGGCGAATGTAGGGGAGATTGCGACTGATCCCGGTATCTCGCCCTCCCATTCCATCATCCTATGGATCCCCGTAAGCAGGTTATCGATCCCCGGCAAATCGGAGTATGGTGCCTCGGGGCCATCCTCATCCACGATCCATTGAAATACACCCATCGCTTGTCCCGTAGCAAAGCCCTATCTAGGAGCCGCGCCGGCCGGGTAGGGCACCCGGTATTCGTCCCGTCGAACTAGGCGCGGCAAACCATTACGCCGATCGTTTCATCGGCGTCACATTCCATTCTTCGTTGCGCATGCGCGTCATTAGGTAGGTCGCCCACAGCTCTAGCGCTACCTTTCGCTCGTCCCAATACGTGTACTGGTCGTAGATCCCCTCGACGCCGGCGAGCTTGTGATTGAGGCACATTTCGGAAATGTCGCGGGACACGCCCAGCTTGCGCATGTGGCTCTTCATCGTGCTACGCAAATCGTGTGGCGTGAACCGGCGAATCTGCGGCTCGTGATTGTCGATCCAATAATCGATTGCCTCGCGTATGGCATCTTTCGATACGTGCGTGTCCCCATCGTGCCGATCCAGGCGATTGCTCAATCGGGCCGGCAGGATGTATTCCGACGTTCCAGCCAGGTCGAGCAAGCGCTCAAACCACTCGATCACGCTCGGCGCAAGCGGAATGTCCATTGCCGGGCCTGTTTTGCTCGCGGGGATATGCCATCGAGCTTCATCGAGATGAAGGTTCGCGCGAAGCGAAGTGTAGAGCTCGCTGATACGCACCCCAGTAGCGAGCGCGATTCGCACGGCATAGAGATTCACGTCGCGCATGTTCGCATTCATGAGCACGCTGAGTTCTTCGTGAGTCAGCATCAGGCGCTGGCGCACTGGTGGCCGCTTACCGATGATCGCTTCCAGCGCGACACCCGCGCACGGGTTCGCGTCGATCAACCGCTTTCCGACTGCGTGCTTGAATATGGCCTTGAGCACGCACCAGAGCGTGAACGTCTCGACCCACCCGAGCTTCGTGCGCTCGATCTCTGCAACCACGTCGGCCGCGCCGACGACACGCACCGACAGCGAACCCATGCCACGCTCAACACGATCGAGGTTGCGGCCGTAGCTTCGCTGTGTGCTGTTTGCGAGCGTCACCAAGACGCGTTCGCGATAGTCCGCGATGAGCTGCCGCACGCTCCAGTCTTTCCTCGCCCTCTCCTTGCGTTTCTCTACCGCCGGATTGGTGCCTTGCTGGACTTCGACGCGTTTTGCCGCGGCAAGCTTGCGTGCGGCGGTAAGCGCGAGATCGGGATAGTTACCGAGCGTGAGCTCATGCCGGCGTCCGCCGTGGCTGAAGCGCAGCACCCAGGTTGCGGTACCGGCGGCCGAGAGCGTGAACGTGAGCCCGGCACCGTCCGACTTTGCGACGGGCGAGCCGGCTCGCACGAGGTGCTTGAGCTTGATGTCTGAAAGTAGGTTTGTCTGGCGCTTTGCCAC